TCCTCATCAGACATCTGATACCATGCTTTCTTCTCAGTAATCTTAGGCATCAGTTACTACCCCTGCTGATATGTGTGAGTAAACACCGTTCTATATTCATTACCATCATTAGATGTTTTTAATGGAGGAATATTCGATACACCTCCACTATCCATACCAGTAGTTCCTTTTGTGCCACTCGTAGTGTCACTTGGTGTTGGTATTATTTCAATTTGATCACCAGGATTATTAGATATCTCTTTAACCTTCTCAGCATTGGATTGCTTTTGTTTACTTGCGTCTAAGTCTGCTTGTGTCATAGTATAACCAGTGCTCTCAAGACCATCTTCTTTGTATGTTGTTGATTTATTAAGTAATTTATTTGTATCAACTGTCTCTCCTCCACTCTCAGTTTTAGTTGCTGAGTCTATGGTATTCAAATCTTTTTCTGCCTGTCCTACCTCATCTGATTCAATGTCTTTCTTAGTATCATCTGAGACACCTTCAATTGTTGATATATCTAATTCTCCTGAGAACAATGCATCAATTTGTTTTGTATATCTCTCTCTAATCTCTTCTTTTGCTTTAGCAATTTTAGGTCCTGACTTTTTAGCACCACTTCTACCCTGATTATTCTTTCTTATCTCTTTTTCTTTTGCTTTCATCTCTGCTCTCATATTATCTCTAATTTGGATGAGTGCATCTCTTTTCTCAATATACTTTGCTACTGCCTCTTTTTGCTCTGGAGTTCCATGCTCTGCTATAGTTTTCTTCTTACTCTTTCTAGTACTTCTACTACCTGCAACATAGAATTTTTCTTTCTTTCCTCTACCTGTAACTTCTATACCTTGTTCATCTAAATCTTGTTTTAATGAATTAAATCCTTCAAGATATTCTTCACCACCTGCTGCCCTAGTTTGTATTGCTTTTACTATAGTTTTTGTTAAAATAACTGTACCTGCGATACCTGCAATCAAACCTATCGCTGCCCAAGCCCAAGGATTCATTAACAATGCCATGATAGCTGGCATTGCTGCGGATAAAGCTCCAGTAATGGCGGATATTGCACTAATAATAGGTCCTATATTGAGTAAAGCAAATATTCCTGCTACGACTCCCAGTGCTTTTACAACCTCCATACCCATCTTTTTAAATGATTCTGTGTCCCCCTCTTTGAGGAAGTTCATCATTTTTGCACCTTTGTCAAATAACCATCCTGCAAATATGGCAGTCAATGCTGTAAATAATCTATTTAAGATACCCTTTGCACCTTCTGCTAATTTAGATGTCTTCTTTGTTTGTTCTTTTGATTCTTTAGTATCTAATTCTAAAAAGTTTTCTGCACCTTTTTTCTTCTTAGCATCTAATTCTCTTGCAGCATCTGTATCATCTTCTTTCTTTTGTTTCTTATCTAATTTTAATTGAGAGTCAAGGATCTCTACTATTCCTTTTAATGTATTATTAATATTGACTAAAGTTCTACTAACCTCATTGATATTTTTTGGGTCAACACCCTCCATCGAAGCACCAGATCCCTTCGTACTCTTGGAACCCATGAACTTCTGCGGATCTACCTTTGGTTTTGCCTTAGTCTCAGCCATTTCGCTGCTGCTGTTTTAAATTTTCCTCTTCGATATAATTTTTTAATAAACTAATGTATATCTCCCGTTCCCACGGGATCATGTTTTCAATATCACTCAAACTATATTTATGATGCTGCATGAGGGCGAAGTTGATCTTGTAATATGAGACAAGATCCTCATGGAGCATCGCTAGTTGAAAAAAGCTGCTAGTCCTTCCAGTTTAATAGTATTCTCTTTCTTAGTCTTAGGGTTTGTTACTTTTATTTCATGAGTAAGTTTAGGCATAGTAGTAAAGAACTTCTCCAACTCTTTAAACTGTTTAGAACCTAATCCCTCAAGAAAGTCTACCATTTCTTTCTGTGTAAAATCTGCACTAGTCCAAGTCTCATCTTCACTATAAATCATATCTACACAACTGGCAATCATTTCAATAGACTGCTCAAATCCAACCTGATCAACTTGGAAGTTTTCTTTAATGAACTCATCCAATGAAGGATACTTCATTCTCATCTTAAGTTTATCATCTAAGATAATATCTTTGTCATGCTCTGGATCAAATGTAACTTGAATAGCATCTAAATCTACAGTTACTGGTACAGTAGTAACACCATCATCAGGACAGGTGACTTTTATATCTACTGTCTCACCAACAGACTTACCTCTTACATTTAAGAATAAGTATTCAATATCAAATGTTGATAGTTTATCAATCTTAATTCCTTTTGTAAGGATACACTGTCCTAGAACTTGTTTAACTGCTCTAGCAATGTCTCCAATGTCATTACTTTCCATAGCAATGACCAGAATTTTTTCTTCTTTAACTAAGAATGGTCTGTATCTAATTTTCCTTTTTGATGAAGGAATCGTCAACTCATAGGTTGGTGCATTAATCTGGGGTAATGGCATCAGTTTTTTCCTTTAACTACACCACAAAGATATGACATTGTGGATTTGAATAGGTTACCATCTAGTTCATCAAACATATACATGTTCAAACGAAATGCATAGTTTGCTTCAGTAACGATAGCATTTACCTGTGATTCTGTTACAGGCAGTTTATTTAGGGTAGCACGATAATTATTTTTAAACTCTTTTTTATTGTCAATATCAGGAAATTTATAAAACGCAAGACCTTCATCTTCAAGTTTAAGTGCTTTCTCTGCTATATTTTTAAGAATTTGACCACCAGAGAGATCACCAAGATACCTAGTATAGTGATGTCCTACCAGAAGTTCTGGTTCTTCATGAGCAACCTCTTGAATACGCTCCATGTATTGCTTACATGCCTGTGAAGGATATATTTTCTCTCTCCAATCTATGCCGAAGAAATAATCACAATCCTCTGCTAAAGCATCATGCCTATACAGTTCTGGTATGTTCAGAGGTCCTACAATAGGATCATCTTTTAATCTTCTGACTTCTGCTTCTATAGTATGATATATGAAGTAAAAGTTAGAGATCAACTCTCGATAATTTTCTTTGTCTACAACACCTTTGAGGAATGATGAAACAAATTTAGTGTTCTCTGCTGCTGAATGAGATTTTTTAGTTCCCGATTTCAGTTCTTGTGCAAGTCCCATATCAATTTTTAATGTATATATTATAGCATACTTATGCGTAACCTGCATCTATTGCTTTTTTCATTATCTCTTGTTGTGTCTCCGTTCCATCTAACTTAATGTAATCATCTCCTTTATAGTTATCTAAGTCTTCCTGTGTTTTAGTGAAACCAGTGCTCTCAAGACCATCTTCTTTGTATATTACTGGTTTTCTATCATCTTTATTAGAGTTACCAACTGCAACTCCAGATGATACATTTGCATAATTCTTATTATAATTTCTACGATCTAATGAACTTATCTTACCAAAGTAATATCTATCATATGCAAATGTAACCTGACATTCAAGCACTTGGTTGCCATCATATGCAACAGGCATGGAAGATACAGAAACTGGAAAACAATTTAAAAAATTATATTCTACACTTCTAAAATGATCTTTGTCAAACTTTTGAATCTTTATGGTATCAACTTTGTACTCGTCTGGATACTGCATTCTATGATAGTATGCAATATTTGACCTATCTACCTCATTATTAGATCCAGATGCTATGAACTCATGCCATAACTCGAAAAATTCTAGTGTTCTGTATTGATTATCAACATAAAAAGTAAAAGACACATCAGTAAATACTCTTGAATGTGCCATTTTTTCAACAATACCCATTCTCTGACCCTCTACCTGTGCTGTTGCCATAGTAGTTGCAGGTAATTCAGCACTATTACATAGTAATCCTAGATCTCTACTAATAAAGAAGTTAGTGACTCTAGGAGATCTTGAACTAATATATCCTCTTAATTGTTGCAGAGCACCAAAACCTGAGAAGAATACCTCGTAATGGTTTGTCGTAGCAACTCTTTGGAATAAACCACGAATTTGTTCTGTTTTTTTGATTCTTGGGTACTTGGGCACAATAAATACCTATGGGAACTTATGAGATTATGGCACACTCTGGCATATTTAGACCTCGTAACATAAAAAAGTATAGAGGAGACTACCGTAATATTATTTATCGTAGTTCTTGGGAGAAAGTGTTTATGAGGTATTGTGATAAGAACAGTAATATATTAGAGTGGGGATCTGAGGAAACAATCATACCATATCGTTCACCACTAGACCAAAGAATACATAGATATTTTCCTGATTTTTATATAAAAGTTAGAGATAATGATGGGAAAGCAAAAAAGTATATTATAGAAATAAAACCTAAAAAGCAATGTATCGAACCAAAAGTACAAAAAAGAAAAACTAAGAAGTATATCAGAGAAGTCATGGAGTATGCCAAGAATCAAGCAAAGTGGAAAGCAGCAAGGGAATACTGTGCTGATCGACACTTAGAGTTCAAAATTCTTACAGAGGATAACTTACCAGTATGAGTAGATTACAAGAAGTAGTAGATGGAGCAACTGGATTAAGAGATCCAGAGGATATTATGGAGCAAATTATGGAGGCACTTAATGATACTGTGACTCCTATTCCTGATCCTGGCAACTATTACACATTCGTATACAATGCAAAAACACCTAAGATAAGATATGATCAACATCCTTTGATTGCATGTACAGATATACAGCAATGGGGATTTAGAGGATTCAATTATCATTGGGGTTTGATGAGAAAATATACATGGAATGAAGTAGCAGGTCAACTATATGAAGTGCAGTCAAATGAGTTGGAAGATGCAAGACAATTAAAATATGCAAAATTCCTGCTAAATAGTTAAAAAAGGGTCGATATGGCAGGAAAATTAATGAGATATCCTACTGATATGATAGATTCCAGTATGGATTATTTCAAAATAGAAATTTTAAAGAATATAAAACAGGGTGGTGGTTTTGGAAGTATCTCAGATTTATCTAGTGGTTCTAGGGCAGCACAAATAAGCGATCAATATGCAAGTGAAGGTGCACAAAAGACTATTATATTACCAATACCAGGCAATATTCAAGATAACAATGGTGCTCAGTGGGGAGAGAATAAATTAAATGATTTTGCTGCAGCAGCATTAGGGATAGTAGGTTCAGTAGTTGAGACAAATAAACTTGAAGATATACCTGGCAATGTAACTGAAAAAATGAACGAACTGCAGAGTAGTGGCGGTGGATCTGATGTTGCAAACTACGCAAAAATGGTTGCAGCAACAACAGCAGTAAACGCTCTTGGTGCTAATGTCACCATAGGAGGTTTATTATCAAGATCATCTGGTCAAGTTATAAACCAAAACCTAGAAATGGTATTTGGTGGTGTAACAATAAGAAGTTTTAACTTTGGTTGGGATTTAGTTCCTAGAAGTAGAGAAGAAGCATATGTTGTAAAGTCAATAATTAAAAGTTTAAAAATACATAGTGCAGCAAAATTAGATAATGATGGTATGGGTTTCTTAAATGCTCCTGATATATTCAGAATAGGATACTATAAAGGAGGAAAACCACATCCATTCTTAAATAGATTTAAAACATGTGCATTAACAAATATGTCAGTAAATTATACTGGAAGTGGCACATATACAACATATGATGATGGTACACCTGTGCATATGAAATTAGATATATCATTTAAAGAATTGAATCCTATTTACAGGGAAGACCATGAAGAAGTTACTGATGCGGTAGGTTACTAATGTCAAAACACTATTTTAAACATGTACCAGACATTAGGTACAAAAATCCATTAAAAGATTCTCCTAATAATGACAATTATGTCATCATTAAGAATTTATTTCTAAGAGCAAAACTTAGAGATGATGTTTTTACCTCAGTTACATTTCTAAATTCTTATACAATACAAGAAGGTATGCGACCAGACAATGTAGCAGAAGATTTATATGGTAATTCCCAATTAGATTGGATTGTATTAACTGTTGCAAATATTGTTAATGTAAGAGATGAGTGGCCAATGAGCAGTGATGTTTTATATCAGTACTGTGAAGATAAGTATGGATTAGCAATAAATGATACAAGACATCATGAGACAGAAGAAGTCAGAAATGCTGAGGGTAAATTAATTCTTCCTGCAGGTCAGATAGTAGATAAAGATTATACAATACCAAATCCTTTAGTGTTCAACACCACAATAAATCC